CTCAGAATAATAATCTTGGCATAAGTAAGCCATTGTTTAAAGCAATTACCAACCATCAGGTTCTTGAAAGTCATCCCATGACTCTTGTGCAATTCTTGCATCTCCATACTCGTCAATGAAGCGTTCCATTTGGGCAGAAAGGAAGGCAGTAGAGTCATTGTTGCCAAGCACACTCTGGACTGTATGCATAAGCATATTACTCTCAAGTGTCACATTCAAATTTAAGCCAGTCAAGTTCAATATATCATCACTGAGTTTTGCAGACTCAGGCTCAGCATTCATTAATCCATCCCAACTTGGCCAGCCCGGGTTTATATTTGGCATTATATCTACGGCAGCATCCAGTATGTCGTCTGCACAAGAATCAATCATATCAATAAACTGTTTTGCCATTAGATTCTTCTTCTCATCATCGTTTGTGGATGATGCCCTTTCTGCAGACACAATGTGCCCTTTAAGGACATATGGTATTACTTCTTTCTCTATTTTCTCTAGGTTTTCAATTGTTTCTAAGTTAACATGGGTTCTCAAATCAAGATTGTTTAATAATGGTGACAACTTCCTGTAAAGGGACACCTTCTTCCGTGAACTAAATCGTCTTTCCCGGGAGTCACTCTTCCCCGCTAGTAAGACGTTTATACCCCATTCATAATTATGTTTAGTCACAGCAACAACAAATACTGCTAAGATTTCTCTTAGCATTGTACTAGCAGTATTGTCTATGGTCTTATTTTGAGCAGATAGTGTTAACCATAAGTTATTTATGTCATCGATACTCTTCCCTACCAAGTTATGCGTATACTTTTGTAGTGTATTTAAGTTTTTCCAATATGAGCGTTCCTGGGGCAGAGGGTGTGCTCGGGAAAGCACTTCTACGTATTCAATTGTCAGATTGTATCGATTAAACTCATAGTAACGTGCATTATTCTTTTTACTTCTTTGGATTGCAGCTTTCCAGTGAGGGAAACCCTTTTGTCTCTTATGACCAACTTGATCCTCATCAACATCACCATAACACCCTGGTCCAGTGAATGACTGACAATCAGGAAATGTTAATTCACTGACTTTTTCCATAAACTTTAATGTTAGTTCATCGATGCATACTAAGGGGTCCATGTCGCCCATCTTCACCAGGTGCTTCAGTGATCTCAAGACTACATCATCTTCCACTGATTCTGAGACCATATGAATTAACGAGCTTATATCTCGATTCTCACTTATCATTGCTAACACACTATTTTGGGATGACATAGGTGTTGTCCTATATAGATTTCTGATATTAATTGTTTGTGCCCACACGCCCGTCATAACACGAAATTGATATATATCACTCCACAACTCTTTATCATTAACCTCTTCGAAGTCCCTGCATGTTAAATAGAAGTATACTTGGTAAGGTAAATATGGTGTGCTTATCGCATGTATTACCCTAATACTAACATTATTTTCTGAGAAGAATTTGATTGTATCAGGGGACCAGGATCTTTTACTATTGACCCTCAGTGTAACAGTGGCACCTGTAAGTAATAGATTTAATATTGTATCTTCAAATTTTTCTTGGTTCCCCTTGACATTACTTATATCAATATGGTAATGGCTGTAACCCATAAACTTATCCAATGATGCCCAATTAGTCAAGTCAAATTCTTCATCAGCAATCACACCAGGGACCAGACCTGTTTTGTTGAACATACTAGGCTTAGAATAATGGATACAATTCATCTTGAGGCTATCTGTACAAACTTTCCCATCACCACGACCTGACGCTAACGAACACATCTCGGTTCTTGTTGTTAATAAGCCCAATTCTAATAAGTGATTGAAGAGTCCCCATTGACATGCCAAACTATCACTACCTGTCGGACTAGAGAAGACAGCAGGGTCAGCATAGGCTTCGCTGACAACCCTCAATACATCTAATGCTTTCTTGAAGGTTTGCCAATCATTGAGGACTTTGGGCTGGACTACATATGATGTATAATTAACTGCTGTTATTGAC